TTTCTAAAGTAATATCATACGTTTGACAAAACTCTCGCATTGCCCAAGTACCCCATTTCAAATGGATTTTGTTGTTTTTCAGTTTTAATTCGAACATAGTTGTTGTTGTTTTTTATTATGATGTTACTTTATTTTGACTTAATGGAGGATTTACTACTTCAAAAGTTGCAGTAAATTTTACATCTTCTTTATCAGGAGCAGTTAAATCCCAATTAGAAATAAAGACTAAGTCAGTAGCAGTTCCACCATAAGTTACATTACCTGCAACCGGAGAAGATGGACCCATTTTGATTGCAAATTTAGTCTTAGCGGTATGCAAAGAATAAAGCAAATCATAAGAGTCTTTGCTTTCTGTTCCTGTTTGGTCGATTGCAAATCCTTCCGCTTTAATTGTTTGTTTAAAATTTGGTCCTGGTTCGTAATCATCTCCACATTTAGAAGATGCATCGATTACATTGTTTGAAGATGTGATTGCGTTTGAAGTTAAACAAGCTACCACTTTATAAGTTCCGCTATTAGTTTCGTCTGCGAATAATAGGTAACTTCTTGCTGATACTTTACTTTCTGCCATTTTTATTGAGTTTGAGTTATTGTTAAATTATATGTTATAAGTGTTCTAAAAACATTATCTAAAGGGTTTAATGCTTGTAAATTTCTTACTCCTTGTACACTTAAACTTGATGCAGTCCATCCCGTTGAAAGTGATATATGAGTATCCGAATTTATAGCCGCTAAAATCAAATTAGATATTTGCTCCGAACGCTTAAAGCCAAAGTTAGCATTTTTTGTAACAATGTCAATTATGAATATCAAAGTATTCGTATATCCGTTTTTGCCTTGTACTTGGCTTGAGGTTCTACCGGTTAAAATTAAGTATTCATTACCGGCAGTATCGGGAGCAATGCCATCATAAACCCCTAATCCTGTGGCAGAGGTTAAATTGGTATAAAACCATTTTTTTATATCTACATTAGGGTTTAGCATTTTCTAAAATATTTAATATATTTTGTTTAAATTTTTCTTTTTCCATTTCAAAATTAGGCAATAAATATGGTTGAGCATTCATTCCAGCTACATCTTTTTGACCTTTAAATTGTGCAGCAAATTCATCATATCCGGTAGGTATTGATACTCTTGCACCCGTTCCAAATTCAACAAATGGAGCATAATAAACATTACTTCCTATCCAATATCTAATTGTTTTTCCTTCGCTTAAATCTTCTTGATGTATTGAACTTCTTAAAGTACCCATATCAACAGGACAATCCATTTTAGCCGTTGTTTCAATATTTAAAGCCGAAGCGGCAGTTGCAAACTTTAATTGTTCAAATAATTTAGCTCCTAACTTTTCTAAATTACCGGCCAATTCAACAAATCCGTATGTGCTATTTTCGCTACCCATAAAAATTGATTTCTAAAAATCTATGCGCATTGTCAACATCGTTAATAGATTGAATTGTGTACATTTTGCCTTCAACATAAACCTGATATTCTTCGTTTATAGTTGTTCCATAGCGAATAAACAATTTAGCATCTTGATAAAAAGTTTTTTCATCCTCTAATAAAGTTCTTATACTTCGTGCCGGTCTAAAATCCCCCCATACTGTTTCTTGTAAAACAAAAGTAGTAGTATATCCACCCTCTCCATCACTTGTCGTAGTAGGTGCATATAAATCCGCTCTACGGGTCATTGTAGAAGAGCCTATTTGATTATTTTTTTTATTACCTATATACATTTTATAATATTGGGCTTGTTCTTGTATATCGTTGACACGCTCTCCACACTTTAGGGCAAATTCCGGAAGTATCATATCGCTCAATATCTGCTCCCCTGTTTTCGTAATCGTAGTCTATTTGGTCAAGAATGGCCGTTTTTAGGTCTTTAGGGATAGGATTGTAAGCGCTTGTATATGTAGCCTTCAAATTCGCCCAATTTGGGTATCTAAGGCTTGGGTAGTGGTCTCCTACTAGGCTATAAGTTGCCGGTAATATTTCAACCCCTGTATTATTATCATAAAGATGAAATGTTGTTTTATCCATTGGGCCGAAAGGCATTTCTATCCCTCCGGTTGGATTATTAAAAAAAGCAACTACATTCTTAGAAGTTAAACATAATCCGGTAGCCTTTTCGACCGCTTCTCTTGCTTGAGTTATTAAATCGGTTATCAAACTATCATCGGCATTTGTTGAGACACGAGAATAATTTTTAGCTTCGGCAAGTGTTACCGGCTCGGTTATTGTTCCGTTGTCCGTTAATGTGTAGTCAATTAAATAATTATAGAAAGACATAAATTCTTTTTTACAAATTTACATTAATTATAATAAAAAACCCCCACCGATTAAGAGAGGGTTAATTATATATCTAACTAATTAGAATTAAGCATTCAAAGTAGCATAGATTGCAGAACCTGGTAACATTAGGTTAATCGCTTCGTAGCACTCAATTCTTGCAGTAACTAAGTTCTTTTGGAAGTTATCAGAATCCTCATAAGCGAACTCAATAGCGATACCTTCAACTTCTACTCTTTCAATGTAGTCAGCATCAATAACTAATGCTTTATCATTTGTAACCCAAGTAGCAGAGATAACAGGTACACCCCAAATTGTGATGTCTCCACCTGTACCGATTTGAACACTACCTGAACCTACATAGTAACCTGCGTTGATTGTATCAATCAAGATTTTTGATTGTTGAGCAGGAGATACTAAGATGTAAGAAGGGTTAAAGTTCGCAGCCTTTTGGTTAGCAATTAATTGTACTAATTGCTTTAAGTCTACCGTTTCAGTTGTTGTAGTAACACCTGTAGCAGCACCACTTACAGTTGAGAAGAAACTAGCGTTCTCAGCCTTAAAGAAATCTCTTTGTAACATTCTTGGTAAGCTTTGGCTTAAGAATGGTAAAGATTTCATCATTTGCTTAGAGAAACGAGAGAAACCTGCGATGTAAGAGTTAACGATTTTAGTCTCAGTTAATGAGTAATCGTTTTGACCTTTAGTTGCACCTTCAGTTTGAGAACCAATGTTATTAGTTTCTCCTGTGTTTTCCTTGTAGAAAGTGTAAAGACCACTCTCAGAACGTACTGTAGGAACTAAATCACGGAAGTTAACTAATTGTGCTGGTTGCAATGCAGGACGTAAAGCGTAAGTAGTTACAGGGTTACCTGTTACGTTACCGCTAATAGTCATTGTTTTTGCTTCAGGCATTTCTAAACGGAACTTACCACCTTTTTTCAAAGTTGATTCCATTTCTTCTAAACGACCTTCCATTTTTTCATTAACTAATTCATCAAAGAATTTTACTTCTTTTGATTCACTTGTTTTCTTTGCAGCGAATGCAGCATCAATTTGCTTTTGCATTTCGTCTTTTACTACTGATACAGTAGATTTTACATCATCAATTTGAGCAGAAAAACCTTTTACGTTTTCAGCCATTTCTTTGATTAAGTCTAAATTTTCCATTTTTACTTTTTAAATAATTTATTAAATTCTTTGATTGCTTTTTGAATTTCGGCATTCTCATCTACTATCGGCTCAACTGCTGCTGCGGGTTGAGTGTTGTTAGTTAAAATGTCCTGTATTCGTTTTATTTCTAGTTCTATTGATTTAAATGTAGCATCGGTATATTTACCATTACTAATTGCCTTCAATAGATTGTCTAAACGCAAAGATAATGTTTCTTCACTTTTAAATCCTAGTGTTGGCGTTTCAGGATTTGCTCCCCATAATACCGCACTACCTTCGTAAAGTTTTAATTCATTAATTGTTCTTATACCTGATTTACCTTCTGTAGCTTTAATAGTAGAAAAACCAATAGAATGTTGATTTATTACTCCCGAATCATATAATTTTATTATATCTTCTCCTGCTTGTGTAGGTACTATTTCAGTAACTGCTATTAATTTATCTCCATCAACATAAAGTTCCTTAGGCTTACCAATTACGTGATTCATATCCGCTTTGTGGTCTACTAAAGAAAAAATCATATTTTTTGCACTAGGTCCACGTTCTGATATTGTTTTTGTAAACGCTTCAGGCACTATAATATCATTATCTAAATCAATATTATTCATTCTAGACCATACCGCTTTAACGGTTCTAGTCTTAGGACTTACATCTAATATTGAATCATTTATATCTTTTAATTGAATCTTACTCATAGAACAAAGTTATATTTTTTATTGTAATGCATTAGCAATTAATGTGTAAATATCGTTATTGTGATTATCGGTTAATAAACTCCATATTTGCCCTGCATCTCCTTTAGGCGGTTGTTGGTCATAAGTAATATAATTTCCATCATTATCTTTTACTACTTTGTATCCTAAGGTACATCTACAATTACAAACGTTACCCGCTTGTGCAGAAGGGTCTCCAGGATGTAGCATATAATCATTTCCTTCTAAACTAAATACTTCAAATCTTTCATCCATTGGAACTTCTATTCCATTCATACTTAAATGGTCAAATGGGCCGGGCGGTATTCTTCTTGTACGATTATCTAACGTACTAATCCAAATCTTATTTGTTTTTAATCCCGTACTTATAGCACCTACCATTGAACCTACATTAGCTGCTCTGCCTGTTTCGGTCCTTGCTATTAATTCTGCTCGGTAATCAGTTATTCCCGCAATCTTTAATTCTTTAATAGTTTCATTTAATGGCTTACCTTCTAAAATACCTTTTTTT